GCTGCGTTTTCCCACCATTGATATTGTAATGTTACTTGATACTCTTCTACCGCATCGCTTGGATCCCAAGATAGATCGATAGGTGAAAGGGCTGTAGGAAATGTTCCAACAAACTTATAAGTTTGAATTGGATCTCCACCTTCTTTAGAGTATTGATAAACTAAAGCATCAGCTTGATATCCAGGAACGGTAGCAGCCAAAGGACTACGAAGGTTGGCAGCGTGTGCGTTCAAAGAATTCATCCAAGCTTCAAATTGATTTCTAATGACAAAATTCTCATCATTAATAACCGTGATTGTCCATTCTGGGAATGTACGATCACCCGGGTACTTCAATTGTCTACCGAAGTAGGGTAATATGATAGTACCCAAATTTGAAGGAGGTAGGCTAGCAGATCTAGCCTGAAATCTCAAAAGATTTGAAGCATTTCCGTTAGCAGCCGATGGCGGAAAGGTTAACTGGATATTGAATAAATTTGGTCTAGCTCCGCTTCCCGTTAGGTTTGCTCTAAATTCCTGTACAGTGAAAGACATTTTAATATAATCTCCTTAAATCTTTATTAGAACTTTCCAACCACTTCTGTAAAGTCAACACCAGTTGCAACGGCAACAAAATTAAGCTGAATGAAGTTAATACTTCTAGCAGGCTTAATGTAGATGTCACCAACAAATTGGTTAGAGTCAACAACTTGTGGTGTATTATTTGTAGAATCGCAAACAACTTTGAAATCTGTAATACCTCTACGTCCTTCAACATCTCTCAAGAAAGGCTCAACCATACTTACAAATTGAGCTTGAGTAAATGCATCGTTGAATTCAAATAACTGGAACTTGGCAGCAGTTGAAATAGATTTCTCTAAAACGATGAATAATCTGCGCACGTTAATGCGGTCAAATGCACTTGGTTTGGACAACATTGTTTTGTCGCCAAATAGAACTGGTCCTTCTCCTGGGAAGGATACGATTGGGTTAACACCCGCAGCATACAAAGTATCTCTGAAAGATCTACTTGGATTCCAAGCAAGCTTAACAACATTCTTCAATATACCTCGATTTAATCCAGCAAATGACCACCATGGATCTTTTGTTTGGTCTGTAGCAACGGCTAATCCAGCCACTCCACCATTGCAAGGTACCCATCTGAACACATCATTATATTTGTCATACATATACATCCAGTTTGCATCCATAAAAGCATAAGATGAACTAGCATATGTATTTCTTGTTGCAACCACTGAGGCAGCCTCAAATCCAGAATTGTTTACAACATCACTGAATTGTGGTGACAAGAAAGCAACGCAGTCTAATCGTTCCTCTGCAATATTTTGGATAGCATGCTCAACAACATCTTGTGAATAATTTGCAGTTAAAATTAAAGAAATATCGATTGTATCTGCATTTGCAAATAAATCATATCCATTAAATAATTCACCATCTGTTGTATGTGTCGCTCCAGTACCTAAAGCATTTGCATCAACAGCACCGTTAAGGTTATCTGTATCAACAATTGAAGTTACTGAAGTCGCAATACCAGATGTAGTACTTGTAGCACCAATAATATCGTCATCAGTATGATCGAAAGCAGATCCAAGACTTGGAGCAACTCTCAATGTTTTTGATCCGCTATTCCAAGATAGAACAGTAGCAGACTTTACTGGAGTTCCAGTTAAAGAAACAGTTGCGGTAACAACTGCTGGTGTGGTTGGAGTTCCACCACTTACTCCCACATGAGGAGCACTTTCATATCCAGATCCGGGAGTATCAAGTACAACTGAAGCAACAGTATATCCAATAGTGTAAGAAAGATCTAAATCTGTTCCTGCACCTAAACCACTTTCATCAAAAGCAGAATTAGATGTAGTTGATGATCCAGTAAATCCAGATCCCGCAGATAATACAACAGCAGAAGTAACCATTCCACCAGAAACAACAACTGTAGCAGTGGCAGTTCCAGGAGTACCCGCAATATTTACAGTATACGTATTATCTGTATATCCACTACCTGGATCATTAATTGTGATATGTTTTACAACGCCAGTTGAAGATAGAACAGCGTGTCCAGTAGCTCTTACTCC